TCACATTACCGGGCAGTCATCAAACTCCGCGTTCCTGGCATCATTAATGATGTACGTGATCACCCCAAATATAGTGGGTGCAGAACTGTAACCGTCATCATCTACTGGCAGCGGCTCCCTTCTCCCGTTCTCCAGATTAACCAGGTGCGGCTGAGGATGAGTCCGATATCGCTTGATCCTGAATTCTCCGTCTATCGCGCATATCAGCAGCGAGCCATCACAGGGAGAAAGTGACGCATCAACAACAAGCAGCGCCCCCTGAATTATCCCTTCCCTGAAATGTGAACGCGATGCCCGCATGAAATAAGTCGCTGCGGGCTGACTGATTAGCTGCTGGTCGAGGGAGATCCTTGTTTCAACGTAATCTGCCGCAGGTGAAGGAAAGCCCATGGCTAGAGTCCTCCGTTTGGATTGAACAGCTGAAAAGTACGGTTCTCGCATTCCTGCGTTGATACATCGCGGAATGTTGTCACATACCACTCGATCCATTCATTGGCCTGCTTCATCGTCCAGTTCCAGTTAACCTTGCTCAGTTCCTGGACAAACCGCTGTGTGGTGACGGTCTTCCGGCCATTTGGTTCCTGCTGTATCGAAGCATACCAGGCTATTTCAATATCGCTGCGTCGTGGCATCATCACGCCCTCTCTTGAATACCGGATAAAAACACAGTATAAATACTGTATATCCATCCAGTAAAGAGGCAATAAGCAATGTTCGTGGAACTCGTTTATGACAAAAGGAATTTTGATGGTCTGCCCGGTGCAAAAGATATCATTCTGGGCGAGTTAACTAAGAGGGTTCACCGGATCTTCCCCGATGCTGATGTTCGGGTAAAACCGATGATGACACTGCCGGCGATCAACACTGACGCCAGCAAGCATGAGAAGGAACAGATAAGCCGTACTGTTCAGGAAATGTTTGAAGAGGCTGATATGTGGCTGGTTTCAGATTAAACGCCTTGAACCGTCATATCGCTTAAGTACAATCCGCCGTGACTGGCAATCATTCAATACTCGCACTATCGAACGTTCGCCAGTCCGCCGCAATCATGCTCTTGCATACGGCGTGGTTGCGGCAACTATCAACTTCTATAACGGTGCCTCCTGCTGATTTTTCCGACGCTCGCGTTCAATTTTTTCCATTTCCTCCTGCATTTCCTTTTGCTTCTGATTCCAGATACTGTCAACAGGCATTTCCACACGTACGGAAACGAACTGGTCTGCAGGGATATCAACAGGGTCACCATCATTCAGGCCAGGAAGTTCATTTCTGGCGAATTCCGGAGCATCCGGGTATGTCCGGTGATAGGTTTTCACGTGAACAGAGCCATCAGGGGTAACTTCATAGTCCAGCCAGACTTGCGGCTGTTTATTGCGATCTACTGGAATTTCAAAACCGCCATCAATTCCGCACCAGGCGGCGTCGGAGTTCATACCAGTGCACCCGGTAATCACATACTCTCCAACACCAAGTCGAGAAACGGTCACCCCTTCTGATTCTTCGTTGGTATCAAATTTTCCATCGCTATAAATTTTAATCACAGGGGAAGCCTTTTTTATGAATCCACTGCTGTCTACAATTGTATTACCCGTTGTCAGTAACTCTTGCCAGTTATTAACAACATTGTTCGCAATTACCCGGATTCCAACATTTCCTGCCAGTGTGATTGCAAGCTGATTACCGTATTTATTATCAGTGTAACCAAACAGATTCATAACATGGTGGTTGCTGTTCATGAATGTATCCGGCATGATCGACGAAAAAGCATAAAAAATACTATTCCAGCGAATATCCGACAGTGGGCCGTTATAAATCCACCCGGCACCATTTTCTTTCATCCACCCACCAGAGCCAATAGCCATCACCCGCCCTTGCTGTACATCTGTATCTGACGTTGTGACATTCGCTAAAGCACATGTTCCCAACTCAAGAGAATTTCGGGCGCCTTCTTTTGTGAGCGAGCCAGTTCCACCTTGCTCAACAGGAACGGCACCATTAACTTTTGTTGCCATATTATTGGCAAGGTATTTCCATGACGGGCCAGTATATGTCAAACCGTCAGGTAGTCTGACAGTAATTGTTCCTGTCCCGCTAAATAACTGCTGCCAGTTCTGTTTGTCGTAGTTAAGTCCGCGAAGGGCTTCTGTGTTCTGCACCACCATCGCGGCAGTCACCATATTGAGGACTTCACGGGGTACGGCAGACCAGGCTGCGCCAGATTGTGTTGGCCCGGTGAAATTGCTTACCAGCGTCAACGCTGTACCGCTTTCCACTGATTTAACCGGGAGCGTATAGGGAATACCACCGACAGTGACAACAATAAAATCGCCAGCGGTCAGTTCGGTAGTGAATGAAGTCCCTGCCCCTGATACCTGGGCAGAGTTATTCGTCAGAGTTAAGGTTCCTGCTGACATAGTTTTTCCTCAGTACATGTTCGGAAGAATGAGAATGGGCATGGCGATATTTCTGTTTCTGGTCATATCCCACGCACCAGAATTGCGGTCCGCAAACACTTTGTTGTAGGCTGACCTGACGCTACCGCCTGACATGACCACGCCTTTGGTTCTGATATTTCCCCATCCACCAATCATTCGTACCTGAACGCCGGTATAGACTATCTGGCAGAACCCACCGCCAATATCCTGGAAGGCATCGGTGATCTGGATTTGTCGGTCATACACAAAGGGGCGTTTCAGCGTGGAGAACGTGACCTGGCCTGCGGCGTTGGTCATCGTGATACCGTCGCCGCCGACAGGTGCGGTCTGATTGAATATCACCAGGTCAATCGTCACCGTTCCGGCCACGTCGTCCCGTCCTGTGTAGGAAATATCGCGAACGATGATATTGCCGCCATCAAACCCTACCGACACATTCGGGTTATCCCATTTGCCAAAAGGAATACCGCTCACCGGAAGCGGCGCACTGCCGTTAACCGTAATGCGTCCGGAATAAGCGCAGGTCATCAGTGCGGCCTGATTGGATATGGCAGTGAAGTCAGTCGAGTTTGAAACCAATAATCCTTCGTTATACGTCGCCGCGGGCAGCAGCTCCATGACATAACCTGACCAGTCTGGAGTAAGGGCTTTACCCCCGATTGTCTCAGCACCAATGACGACCCCGGAGTCCCCGTTTCGGGTGACTCCAGTCATAATGGCCACATCAAATTCAGCAAAGGAATAGATGTAAATGGGATTGGTTGGCACCACGATAACCTGTGAACCGGGAACAAGTGGCGTATTGACCGGGTACTGCATTGACTGGGATGACCAGCCCGAGAAGGATGTGCAAAAGCTGGGGGCTCGCAGCCCCGCAGTAATTGCCATTGCCGGTCGTCCATCGTTGTAATCAATCAGAATACCTTCCGGCATTATGACCACCTCCCGACGACGACCCGTCCACCACCTGGAAGATTAACTGTCACACCGTTGCCGTTGATAACAACAGTGTTATTCGTACCGTTAAATGCAAACTGGCCGCTGTTCGCATAAAACTGCCCATGAAATTCGCAGTTTCCGTTCTTGTCGATATTCCACCCAGCCCCAGAAGGACCAGGGATGAAAGAGGTGGACCGGATATAGTTGCCAATCTTGGCATTGGTGATACTGCCATCCTGAATCAGTGCATCGCGGATAAATACTTGCCCGTTATAGACAAAAAATGCAGCAGTGTAATTTCCCGGATCACTTCCGGAATAAATACCAAACTGATCAGCAGCAAAAACCACTGTGGACTTATAGCTGTTCCCCGATGGCTCAATCGACATACCGAAACCAGTATTGTATTTAACACCATTTCTTACGATGCCCATGTTCAGCGTGTAGGAGGCTTTGGCTGTTCCGTCGCTGTTCACCACAGCAGTCATTTTCTGGTTTACCGCAGAGGTCAGACTGCCATCAGGTCCTATTTGAGCCTGAACATAAGTGGACAGGTCAGCGAGCCCCTGCTCGGCTGTCGCAACGGTTGTTTTAACCACCAGGATTTCAGCGCGAACTTCGCCGTACTGCATCCACTGATGTTCTACTGTGCCATGGTTCGCCAGTGCGTTTTCCATAACGCCTTGCAGGTTAGTATCAACGCCATTTTTAACATTCTGGAACGCATCTGACTTCTGTATCCCGTCATCAATGAGATCGAACAAACCGCCTGTGTCCATAGAGCACAGTGCCGGAACTTCGATAAACCCGGATGCACCAAAGGCGTTAACCGTTCTGATGTACCAGTAATAGGTATGGCCGATCTTTAACTGATTACTTGTCCAGGTTGTTCCCATCCCCTCGCGGCTGGCATTGCCTTCCACGGTAGTCGTTGAGGTATTGGGTAGCTTTGTTTCGCCTGAAGTCCAGAAATCAAACTGCGTGGAAACATTAGTGATCGCCGCCAGACGCGGGATCAGCGTGACGGCAAAGAAGCCCTGCTCAATATCAACATTAGAAGGTGCTGGCGGTGCTTCGATACTGAATTCCAGATATCCTTCTGGCGACTCGGCCCCCATCTGGTTTACGGCAATAACGTGGGCTGTGTAGGTGTTTTTCGGTAACCCGGTAAGTCGTGTGAACGCCCCAGGAACCTGGACGGACATGACCATCTGACCATTGCGACGAATGATCACTTTGTTGTAGACCACCTGCCCGATGTTCTGCCAGGACAAAATGCCCTGTACGACCTGACCAATTTCCTCCACGGTGTATTTCAGGTTCTGCGGCTGCGCCACGCCACCTGACGGCAACTGAGTGAATGGCGGTCGCTCGATCGGTTTACCAACGGCATCCCCCCAGACATCTGCGGTTTCCTGCTTCAGCGTCAGTTGCACGCCATTCTGAACACCGAACTTCCAGTCTGTTACCCGCATCTCAACGTTAATGATACCGATAGACGGGAAATTCACCTTTACATACATTCCCGGACGGTAACGATATCCGCTCAGGTTTAACGTAACGTTCATGGTTCTGGCGATGCGGGTGCGCTTTAACTTCACGTCAGCCAGCCGCTGGGCCTGAAATTCAGAGGTCACAAACCGCAGCTTCATATCCTGCGATATTTCCACGCCGTCTTCTGTCACCCATTCACTGACTGACACAGAGGGGAAATCTGCTTCGGTATAACCCTGCTGCGGATCGACAAATGTCCCCTTGATGGTGTTAACGCGTTCCGCCTGAGAGACTTCCGGCATGATTTCAATATCACCGGCCAGCTGGCTTTCAGTGATCACCTCTGTCGCAGGACCATAATAGGCCCCGACCAGAAGACCATGTTTACCCGCGGTATACGTTACATCCCCGGCGCAAGCTGCCAGCATTCCTTCCAGAATACTGACCTTATTTTCACTGAGATCGAACTCACCGTTAATCGTGTAACGCTTCTCAACGGTATTACCGCCAGTAATAACATCCTCATCACAGATGTTCGCCGCTTCCTGAAACTGGTCCCAGAGAATATCGGTATCGGGTACTTTCAGGTAATTGCGGTAATAGTCCAGGATAACCAGCGCCGCATTGTTGCTGTAACCCGTCAACCCGGTGCGGGGGTCATAAATAGCCCGCCCCTGTTTTTCGACCTTAATGTTAGGGATGCCTGCCGGGAATTTTTCAGCATTGAATTTAAGGGATACGCGCAGCCAGGTGAGTCCTTTACCGATCATGTCTTCTTTCCATGACGGGCAGTTTTCCAGCATGTAGAGGTCCGCCGTCTGGCGGTTGGTGTGCAGCTCGAAAAAGGCATGCTCAGGATAGCTACTGATAGGCTCATCACCCAGCCAGACAGTCTGTACACCGGATAACGGATGTCCTGCCAGGGCAATGGCCAGATGCAGCATTTCGCCATCATCCTGTTCGCCAGCCTGTTCTTCGGAAAAGAACAGAGTGCCTGCTGATGTCGAACGACCATAAACAACGGTTTTGGCACTAGCCGCAGCGCGCAGAACCTGTTTGCGTTCTGACGTATCACGGTAGGAATTCAGCGACGGGGTTTTGGTCAGTGCCTGAGTGGCAATTTGTGCGGCGACGGTAATAACCATCGCAATGGCATACATTTCATTTGCCGCCGCCACACCTGCGGCAATGGTGGCAACAATAGGAACAGCAGCAGGCATTAACGCACCCTCCAGACACTAAGCGGCTTAACCCTCAGACTGACAAGACCATTTTCGCCAGGCACCCATACAACGCCGGAATAAACCACCCCGGCACACCGCGATCCCGCATTTTCAACCACGGCAACATCCCCGCGCTGCGCCAGCTTCACCGGCACTTCATCGAGATACCGGGCCAGCACCTTTTCAAGCGAGCCACCACCGCGCAATATCGCCTTTTTTGCCCCATGTTCGCTGTCGTAGGTTCCGCGCCAGCCCGCCGCAAAATCCTCGCCGCACATGGCCTGAGCACAGTCCGCCGCGAACAGGCAGCAGTCATGGCTGCCCCATAAAAAAGGCCGCTTTTCAGCGGCCCTTATTACGGTGATTAATCTGTTATGCCAGTCCGGATGCTTCATGCTTCCTCACTTATAGGTAAATCCTGGTGCATCTTTTTTACTGCCCCAGTAAATCGAACGTTCAGCCATCTGCGCCACATATCGGAATATGTGATCGCCGGGATAAGCGGCCTGCTGCGATTCATCGGTATAGCGATCAGGGAAAGGACGCTGCCAGTCTTCAAAAATATTACTGATGGTGTACTGCAGGGCGTTTGTCCCGCCAGCGGTCGCCCCTGTACTGGATACCCGCCCTTTGAACAGAAGATCGGCAACCTGGACAACACCGTTATCATCCATGGCCACCAGGTAGATTTCGGCATTTCTGCCCACGCATCGCTCGTTCAGCGTGGTGGCAAAGAGGGTCATATCCAGCCCCGAGAGGGTCATTTTGACCTGCGTGGGGCTTGTCGTGCTGGTTTCACTGGCATCATCAACAGAACCCATGCGCCCCATGCCGTAATATACATAGCCACCAAGAACTAACGTCCCGGTACCGGAATGCACATAGACGGTGCCAGATTCAAACTGAATATTGGCGGCGATCGCTACTGTCACCCTGTCGCGGGATAACCAGTCCACCATCGAATCAGAAAAGGGGGAATACAGCATTAAAATGCCTCCTCAAGCTCCAGCGTATAACTGGTAAAAACACCCGGCACACGGTTACCGGCACCCTGCTGGTTATCCTTCAGTTTGAAAATGCCGTAGGGTTTCGCGACCTCAATGGCAGCATTAGCAGGCGGAGAGCTACGCAACATCGGCGCAAATGCAATCATTGCAGTACCGTTCGCCGCGCTCGTCACGTCGGCTGTAACCATCTTCAGCTCATCGTTAACAGTGAAATAATCTCCCTGTCTGAGCACCACCGTTCCTGGTGTCCAGCCCTTACTCTGAAGCTGGGTTCCGGTCTGATTAGCGCCATCAACAACTGGCGTTCCAGCAGGTGTTCTGCCACTTCTCCCCCAGTCACGAACTTTTACCCTGCCATACTCGCCATCGAGTGAAGCCACCAGAGCATCAATACGTCTGGATTTTTCATCTGTCAGGTTATTAAAGGTCAGGGAACAGACCCAGCGGGTACCGGGAAAGCGTGCTGTCTGCGATGAGCCATTGAAGGGGGAACGAAAGGTTTTGGTATTACTTTCTGGTCGCCAGGTCAGCGACGCGGGACAGACATCTTCCGGCCATTCGAGTACAGCCATAGATTCTCCTGCATTATTCTGCGCACGGCGGCGCTACTGATCATTTGTCAGGATGTTACTGATTTACATACCTGGTTATGGTTGTTACTCAGCCCGTCAGTGGTGGGACATTGACGCACTCAGATTAAGGAGGGATAGCTGATTACCTCTGGATAAGGAAATAAAATGAAGTTTTACCTGTCTAAAGTGCAACTGCTACACATTGGAATGCCAGGTGATTACGAACCAGAAGCCGGGGATCCAAATGTCAGATTTACCGTTTATGGTGAGCACGGAGAAAGCATCACCAATCATATATACATTAAGGATGCGAAGAGTCGCACTCTTGTGGATCTTGAAAAAGAAGTTAATCAGTACCTCAATGGATTATATTCCGCCTCAGTCAAGTAATCGGCGTAGTGGTCCACGAGAAATAAAGTCTTGATGTATTTGTTTCATAGCCGCCTCCGCACCAGCAGTAGCGGCTTTCTCCATTGCCTGGCGTAATTTATCTGATTCGCTTACAGGGGAACTAAAACAGTTAATAACAATAACCCCTCCCCCTTTAAGATGAACAGTAATACCGCCATCTGCTAATGTAACTTTGTCGCCCCGCTCCTGAAGTCCATTATCATTAACTTTCAGTTGCTGTCGAACAGAAGCACTGAGTTCATCAATCGCGCAGTTAATCTCATTATTGGCCTGGCGCATACGCAAAAGCGACTTTTCCAGCACTTCAACTCGTTCTTCTAAAGTCATAACTGTCTCCTGCCTTTCGGCTTAATGAATATTAATAATGGTTACACGCCAAGCAATCGCCTTGCCTGGCCTCTATTAGAGAAGTCCTGAAGCAAATCCTGACGGGCCTGCTTCGCACCGTCATTCGCTCCCTGTCGAGCAGCTTCCTGCATAGCCTGCTTCAGTGCCGCATCCCCGTTACCAGATATGTTGAAGTGCTGATGAATAATCGTATCACCGCCACCTGACGTGGAACCCGGACTACCAACCATGCGAACACCCAGCGAACCATCAGCTGATCGTGTCAGGGGCATAATGGCTTCCGGCCCCGCTTCTCCCATAAGCCCAGCGCCTTTTGCAAAAGCAAAATATGTCGGTGTGCTAACAATGCTGTTGCTGTAAGCGCTCAGACTTTCAGAAGCATACGCTCCACCTTTCGCATTTAGCTTTATGCCTGAAGCGGCAGAGTTATAAGCGCCGGAAGGAGTGCTGCCAGATGCGGCGCCAGCCCCCGCCCCAAACATACCGCCGATCGAACTGAAAAAACCGCTGTTACTGGCTGAGCGCAAAGAATCCACCAGCATCGCATTGAGGATAATTTTCTGCATAGACTGAAGCACAGAACTGGCCCAGTCTTCCCAGTCGACCTTATTACCGGCCAGAGCATCGGAAATATTTCCCACCAGCCCGGACATTGCGTTATTCACCAGGTCAGCAGACTGAGATGCGTAATCAGAAGCAGTGTCAGCCCAGTTCGCAAAACCTTCACGCATACCCGTTGTCCAGTCACTGCGCTGAGCGTCAGAAGCTGAGTAGTAAGCTTCCTGATCTCGTAACCGTTCATCGAGATATCGTTTATTCAGTGCCAGTTCCTGACGGTATAGGTCTTCAGAAATATCACCTGACTGGTACTGGCGCTGCAGATCAACGTTCTTCTGCTGAAATTCCTCCCTAATGCGTAGCATTTCCTGCATACGTTCACGCATTCGGCTTCCCTGTCCATACCCGGTAAGTTCTGCCTGGTTAGATGCTCGCGCGCTGGCGTTTGAGTCAGCGAGGTTGGCTTCATACGCCGCTAATTGTTCGCGGATTTTTTGCTGATCAATCAACGCGGCATTCTGCAACAGGGTTTGTTTTTGTGCCTCGGTGAGAGACGTAAGCTCACCCTGGCTAACCTGGTATTTCAGTTTTGCCAGTTCGGTATTTTGACCAGCCAGAGCGATTTGCTCTTTCTGCTGCTTAATGAGTTTGTCGTAAGTATCCGCCGTTTTTTCTGCATCCGACTTACCACGACTCTGCCGATTGCTATCCCGAATAGCCTGAAGCTTTCGTTCTCCTTCAACAGATAGATTTATATATTTTTCATATTGACCAGCAGGAAGATTAAGGTCAGACGCTTCAAATTCTGCCTGTCTTTTGGTTTTTTCAATCCCCTTTAAACCAGCTAATTCATTTTGCCGCTGCACTTTGTCCATAGCGGCCTGCTGTTTTTGGTCAAGGGTTGGCAAAACAGGACCTGCATAAGTAGGTGTTGGCATCGTCACTAGTCCAGTGACTTTGTTCAGCCGTGTATACATTTCCGTTAATGAGCCAACAGCACCAGCCATTTCAACGGTTTTATCTATTGCCTCACTCGTAATGTCGTTTATTAAGTCTTGAGTTTTATGACGCTTATTTAGCATCTGCTCAAGACGCCCCTCTTCAATTGCTAATTCTGATGCAAATGTTGCAGCTTTTTCAGTAGCATCATTATATAGCCACGTCCCCTCTGAGGCAGACTGCGCCGCTTGTTTGGCGTTATAGAGTTGGTTTGATAACTCTGCAATTTTTAGTTTTAGCTGCTCGATAGAATAATCTTGAGCATCAAGTGAAATATTAGCTTGCCCAAGGTTTGCCGATATCTGGGTTTGAGACATCGACTTTAAATTTTCTCTGACCTGTTCGATTGTGTCCGCATATTGGATAGCTGATTCACGAGCTTGTTCTTGCCGCTGGTACATTGTGTACCAGGCTCCCGCACCAAGCATCAAAATACCTGGTATTCCTCCGACTAACGAAAGCAGCCCGGATGCTCCGCTTTTAAACAGATTCATCGCTGAGGTTGCTTTATTAAGAGCATCCTGGGATGCAGAAACAGCACGGTTTGATTGAACCAACGTCGCATTAGCTGCAATCATCGCGCGACGCTTTATAATAGCGTTCTGTGTTGCCGTAGCCTCAGCGTTAGTATTTCTGGCAAGATCAAGCTCAGACTTAGCAAGCTGATAAGTACGTTCTGCGGCTATAGCATCAGCAGCGGCTTTACGCTGTGATTGAGTTGCGGACTCGGCACGAGCGGCCGCAAGGGCAATTTCATTTTTACGGGCGTCAATCAATTGCGCTGTTTGGTTCCCTATGTCACCAAACATTCCACCAAGATATCTTGCACCGCCAATAGCAGCCAGTACCCCAGCAGCAGTAGCTACAGTGTCAATATTGCTTGAGACCGTATCGAGCACACTAACAAGGGCGCTAGTTGCCCCAGTGGCTTCATTTGCACCGCCAACCCATGCCATGAACGCATTCTCAACCTTTGTAGTCGCAGCTGAAACAGTCTGAGGCATCGCTTCATACTCACCCCTGAGTGTTCCTAATTGACTTACAAGCGCAGGAACTACCTTGTCAGCTGTTAATTGTCCGGCATCAGCCATTGCTTTAAGATCTTTTCTGGCAACCCCCATTCCCGCCGCCAGAGCACGGATTACGCGATCACCATTTTCATTAACAGAATTGAATTCTTCACCGCGTAAAACTCCTTGAGCCAGCGCCTGGCTGAATTGAGTAATAACAGAACTAGCCTCAGATGTACTGGCACCTGATAACTTCAACCCACTTGATATAGATTCTGTTATTTTTAATACTTCTTCTGAACTATATCCAAATTCACGCATTGATGCAGCGGAACGGGCAAATAAACTAGCGTTATCTGAAAAAGCAGTTCCTGTACGCTGACTAATTTCCATCAGTGCTCGCTGGGATTCGCTAAAATCATCAGATGACTGTGATGCCTGTTTCAATCGTGCATTCACTGAGTTCCACTCATCAGCAAGTGAAATTAGATGACCTGTAGCAAAAGCCCCTGCAAACGCGCCAGCCATACCCACTGCAGATGCTTTGGCGGTGTTAATCTGATTGGTTACTTCGGCAAGCGCTCTTTGTGTCTCGCGTGAAGCTGCTGCAGCCTGGCGACCTCCAGTTTGCATTACGCGATAATAATCATTACCCATTCGAGAAGCGCGAGAAATTTCTGTCTGAAATGACTGAGAATTCGCAGAAATTTTAATTATCAGTTCACGTAGAGTTGCCATAATCCACCTAATAAAAAACCCCGCCGAAGCGAGGCTCATATATAATCATTTTTCTCGGTGGGCTATTTGTATCAATAAATCAATTTGAGCATCTTGCTTTTTATTTATTTCTTTAAGGGCTTCTACCTGTTCATTTGCCCTAACACTAACACGTAATAAATAAAAAACTATAATTAAATTGATTAGCCAACCAAAAACACCGAATACAACAAAAAGTGGCTCCATGATTCCTCCAATGATTTCCAGAGGTAATCGTATATCTGTAATTGGGCTGTGTGAAGAATTATTGCGTTGCGGCAATCAATGCTTTTTCAAGCCCTGCGAATGGATCGGCCTCTTCTTCATCATGATCACGCTGCCATCGCAGCAACATATCACTCATCGTGGCCTTGCCGCCCTGTGCATTAAACACAACGGTAGCAATTTGCGCCGCCTGAATGTCACCACGAATGTCACCTATTGGACTATGTTTATCAAACTCAGCCCACAGCCTAAGTTCACTGGCTGACATCACTCCCTGAAGCTCTGAAAGAGTGCGCCCCATACGGAGCGCTAGCGACATCAAAAACCGCATTCCGGGCTGAGCTACTTTCCCTCAGCCTCCTTTTGATCAGTAGTCAGGTTGAGGGCCTGACGAAGAAGACGCGCGTGGACTGGACCATAAACCGATTCAACCTCGGCAAAATCTTCCTTACTGAACACCGATTCTCCATGCTCATCAAACAGCACATCGATAAAAAGCGTAACATCAGCGCGTAGATTACGGTGTGCCCGTTCAGAGATAGATAACTCGCCTTCCGTCTCTCTCGGCTTAATTACATCCTGCCAGTGAAGCCATGCTTCTGCTGATGGTTCACGAAGAACAACTTTCACGCCATCCCATTCCGGCACGTTTACATCAATATGACGAAATGCTGACGCCCTGGACAGCGCCAGTTCTTTAAGACTTTTAGCCATTTTTTATCCCTGATTAAAGAAGATGAATTACGCTACCGTTACGACGCAGGTTGCTGAGGTGACTTTCCCAGCAGGTGTGGAGGCGTCGGTAACTTCACAAACGTAATCACCGGCATCACCTGCAGCAGCGCTTGCCTTGTTGAACGTTGCTGTCGCCTGTCCACTCACCGCGCTGCCGCCCTTCTTCCAGACGTAGGAATAAGGTGCCGTTCCCCCGGCAGCTACGACCGTCAGTGACAAAGCCGTACCAGAGGTAACAGATTTGGTGTCAGGCAGATCGGTAGTAAGGCGTAGCGCGTTATCAATTTTCGTCGGCTTACCTTTCAGGCGTAGCGAGAACGTTGCGGCCACCACGCTGTTTGTCCCGGAAGACCAGGTGTACTGACGGACTTCAGACAGGAACTGGAAGCCAATACCAGACGGGAAGACAATCCGAAAACCATACGTGGTGTCGTTATCGTAAGCATCACGTAACGCATCCTGTGCCGGGTTAACATAAAAGTTACCGGACATAGAGATTTCTGACTGAGCGCCAAGGCCGTTAATGTTTTCCTGCTCGGTTGAACACAGCGTGGTGACATCAATGTCCTGCTTCTGACCGCCAGTAAACTGGACCTCTTTGATAGTACAGTGCAAATCCAGCCAGGTTGCGGCTCCAATCGTATCCAGTGTCGCTGGCGCAGAGGTGATCTGAATTTTCGTACCCTGCGATTTTTCATACAGTGAGGACATATTTGTCTCCTGAAAATAGAAAACCCGCCGTAGCGGGTCTGTGAGTTAATAGATGTGTCAGACAGTGACCTGAAATTCCAGCGTCGCCCGGTAATACCGGTTCTCTGGTTCATAACCAGGGGTTTTGCTTATATTGGTGGGATTGAGTGGCTTAACCACCTGAAGCGCCATATCACGAAGATTCCGCGCCTCTTTGAGAGTCAGTGAGTAAACATCCACCTGGACCGATATCCCTGATTCGGCCTGCCCACAAAGAACATCAGCGGTCACATCAGAAATAAGTGAAAAAATAACCCATGGCGGTGATATCGAGGGCTGGCCATCACTACCCAGCGGCGCAACGTAAGGATAAACTTGTCCACCGGCCAGAGGCTTCAGCAAAAGATAAAGGTCATCTTCCGTCATTTACTAAGCACCTCATCAATGGCCTGGTTCATGCGTTTCATAGCAACCTGCGTCGCCAGTTCTTCGCGGGTATCAAACGCAGGACGGACAAAAGGATGTGGGGGCATATTCACTGTGCCCATTTCGACAAATCGCCAGTAAAACGCGTTACGTCGATCGGAGGCTTTCATTGAATTATCGCTGTTACCCGTTCGCATGTTTCGACCACGAATATGAACACCGGATGAAATATCACCGCGTTTACGAGATCGCTGCGTAAGCACCACAACGTTTTTCTTCAGTTTGCCGGTTCGTTCAGGCGCTCTTGCTATCACCTCGTCTTTCAGAACCTCAGCGCCAGCTCGAGTGGCATCACGCAGAACCTTGTTGTTTTCAGCGCGGCTCAGTAATTCCAGATCGCGGGATATCTCTTCAAGGCCAGAAAAATCCAGACTGATATCAATCATTTTTCCGCTCCATTTTTACAGAGTATTTCCAGCCTGGTGGCTTTACTGTCGGGTATGGGGGGGGCTGATGATATTCAGTACCGCACCTTTAAATGGCCCTGTGAGTACCTTTAATCTTGACGCAGCAGTCACATCACGCCGGAAACGGACCCACACCCGAATAGTTGCCTGCGCCGTTTCTGCTCCTGATTGCAACTGCTCACGACCACTGATACCCAGCACTTCCGCCCATATGATCTTTCCCTCCTGCCACTCTTCAACCGGCTGGCCTGTCGTATCGCGAAAAGAAGTAAAGTTCAGGATAGTAACGCGATGGCGTAATCGACCTGCCTGCATATACCCCCCCTTATGTTCCCGGGTGCTTCCGGTGCGGCCCCAGGAGAGCCTGAACACCAAACGGCAATGTGCTTGTAATATTGCCAGTATTTACCGGCTCTCTGTTCTCGTACCAGTGGCTGACAAGAAGCATTAACGCCAGCTTGATATCGTCGCTGATGATGATGCCATCAGGGTCACTGTCCGGGATGCTCGTATCGTATAGAGCCCTGTTTACAATTTTCTCAGCATGGGACTTTGCTGCACTGAGATATATCGCCAGTGTCTGATCTTCAGAAACATCATCGCTGTCTATCCGGCATTGCTGCCGTAATTCGGCAATAGACGGTTTCATTTGGTCTTCCCACGTTTTGTTTTCGGTGGTTCTGGCTCTGGCTCTGGCTCTGGCTCTGGCTCTGGCTCTGGCTCTGGCTCTGGCTCTGGCTCTGCAGGAACATGAACACCGCCACTACCAAATTTGATAATGCCTAGTTCGGCAGCAATTTCCTCAGCGCGGACAGGTAGCTCACCGTCCGGATACACCCCTGCGGGAATGGATTCGACAATACAACCATCTGGGGACCACTTAAGTTCACGCAATAATTCAGGCATAAATCACCTCGAAAAATCGGGGCCGAAGCCCCAGAGAATTAAGCGCCAGTGCCGATCTGCAGCAGTTTAATGGCCTGAGAATCCACCAGCATTCCCCCGGTTCGTTTGGTGGTGTAGAAACCAACGAATGGTTTTTTGGTGTAGGGGTCACGAAGAATGCGGGTGCCGATGCGGTCAACAATGGTGTAACCACGCTTGAAATTGCCAAATGCAATTGCTTTAGCATCAGCCGCGATATCCGGCATCTGTTCGTTCTCTGCCACACCGTACCCGGCCAGAGAGGAGGGCTGACCCAGTTCCAGACCAGGACGCCACAGGTAGTTGCCTTCTGAATCTTTCAGGATTCGGATAGCAAACAGACTGTTGTTGTTCATCATGAACTTAGCGCCATTACGATGCACTTTACGCAACGTGTAGACCAGTTTGATGATCGCATCAGCCGTTACGCCTGCCGCAGCGCCAGAGAGAATGTGCTGGAGAGTACCAAATGCACGAGTCTTGTCCGGATCAAGCGTGGAAGCGTATGCCAGAAAACCTTTCGGCTTCTTCGTCCCGTTACCGCTGGTAAAGGCGATTTCTTCCTGCTCTGCAAACTCAATTGCCAGTTCGCTGTTGATCCAGTCTTCGACGTTGAAAAAGGCATCATCCAGCATGGTTTGAGTCGCCTGCGGGTTACCGTAAATTTCTCCCATGAACGGCTCAATCTGACCGAGTTTAGACGCATCGGTTTCCGGGCGGGCATCCGTTTCACCAACCCAGCCGGAAGCCGTACCGCCGAGATTAACCAGTTTTTTATAGTTAGCGCCGCCGACTGTGATGGTTGTCGCCTCCTGGCGCATCACCACTTCATCTTTCAGAAGATTAAGGATCGTGCGATCCAGCTCTTCCGGCACGGCGTAGCCACCATCTTCATCCACACCGACCTGCAGAGCTTTGCGTTCAAGTTCGCGCAGCCCGTCATCTTTACCTTTGCGCATAAAACCAATGAAGGCAGTTTTATGTTCGCTTGCGGCTTTGCTATGAGGACCACCGGCTGGACGTTTAACCTGCTTCAGTTCCTCCTCCAGCGCAGATTTAAGCTCATCCAGTTCAGACAACTTGCCGTTTAAGGTTTCAACTTCCCCCGCCAGCTTGCCCTTTTCCTGTTCAACTGCTTCCAGGCGCTTATCGTTCTTTTCTTTGAACGCATCAAACTTCGCCTGCAGTTCCTGCGCGACCTGCTCTACGTCTTTAACGTCAACTGACATAATTAACTCCTGATTAAAATTTGATGTTTTTCAGTGCATCCAGTGCGGTACTCACTTCATCAACATCACGCTGTGAAAGTGAGCTATAACCCCCGGCCATGAATGCTTTAGCCTGGGTGCGTGAGAGCCCAACATCGCGCAGGACTCGTTCAATACTTTTTTGAGAAGGGATTTCTCCGCGGGAAAATGCGCTTTTGACATCACTTACACGCGCTTCATCGTTCGACGGAAACGTGACGAGACTGACTTCCCACAGGTCGATCTCTTTGAGAAGGAACACGCCCTTAACACGGTCGTATTCCCAGTCTTTCAGCATGTAACCAATAGAAAGGCCGGTTAAGGAACCGGCCTTCATGTGGGCGTGCGCGCGTTTCGAAAGGGGGTCGTCATCAATGAGTAACCTGCCTTTAACATAAAGGCCAACCTCATCCTCTTTCATCTCAGTGTAAATACCGATGGGTTCATCCATACGGTGCTGCCAGAGTAATGCAGGGAGAGCATTCTTTTCTTTCCATGCCTGAAGGGAGGCCGAAAAAGCGCCTGGCACAACAACATCATCGTAGCTGTCCTTTACGCCAAAAACAGAGCCATAGCCTTCAAACTCCCCGCTGTCGCTGACAGACTTTAGCTGTAGCGGAATATCCAGCCGCTGTTTAGTCATCGGCATTATGTTGTTCCTCGGTTGTTTTGTTCTTGCTGCTGTCTGACGGCTTCGTCGTCATGTTCATTGGCGTAAGGTAAATATCTCCTCCTGCGCGTGGGTTAAGTTCTTCAAGCTCCCGGCAGTCATTTGGTGAGTAAATCCCCCAGTTAATGCCTGTTGAATACGCCTCAAATCGCGACTTCATATCCCCACGCAGCAATGCGCCGGCATTGAATTTTGCGTAGTACACACCCTGCTTTGATTCCTTCACCAGCCCGATGTTGATTCGCTGCTCAATGCGGGTCATGTACGGAACGAGTGAATAATTGATAAACCCCATGCCGAGGTTTTCAATATTGTTAAACGTCGAGCGGTCAGTGTTCTGCACCATGTGCATCGGCACCCGGAACAGGCGGCATATTTCCTCCAGCTGGAATTTCCTGGTCTCAAGGAACTGACTGTCTTCCGCATTGAGCGCCATCGACTTCCAGTCCAGTCCCATTTCGAGAATCATTGGTCGGTGCGCGTTGCTCAGCCCGAGGTGACGATCCTCAAAATCCTTTTTCAGCCTTGCGTAAGCAGCGTCAGAGAGCGTTTGCTCAGTGCGGAGTACGCCGGAGGTAACCGCGCCATTTGAGAACAACCGTGCCCCATGTTCCTCTGTTGCCATTCCCAGAGATATTGCTTCTCTTGCATAGGCTATAGGGTTCAGCCCCACCAGCCCGTCAAAGGTAAGCGTTCTGACATGCCAGATATCATCCTGCCCAAGCACATCTGTTGAGCCATCGGGGAATGTTACCTGGTAAACCGGCTGCCATTGGCTGTTAAGCTTTGGTTCAACACACCCAGGGTCAATGGGAAGAAGCTCCACCACCTCGCCAAGCGCTTTAACTTTGTAGGCGTAAAAATTACCGCGAAGACAAAGACAGACAATGACCAGTTCCCAGAACTCCTGAGGGGTCATGTAATCATTTGGCTTCATCGTCAGTAATTTATGCAGCCTTTCGGAAGTCGCTTTTTGTTTACTGTTTCCGGTTATCTTGTACAGGTTACAGGGCAGCATGCCCATCGACTCAGCAAGAACCCTGATACAACCGAAAACTGCTGTAAGCCGCATGGCTTTCTGGCTGCTTACCCTTTTCCCTGTATAGGTGTCGTAAGTCATTCCCACTGCTTCAGCGAGTTCTGCCGGAGTAGTGACAGGGGCGTCACTTTTTTTGAACATTCCGGGGAAAAACATCAGTCAGTCCCTCCTCGCAATGTTTTCCCGGCCAGCGAAAGCGTGCGGGAAACCAGCCATGACCAGATAAGGCAAAGCATACCCGCACTGATTAAGCCTCCAGGCGGATAAATCATCCATACACCAAACGAAAGCAAAATAGCGCCCATCACCCCGATCAGTGGGGCGAGAATCATCAGGATCATAACTGCCTCTTTATAATGAACGGACGCCGTAACTTTCCAGATGGTCAGAGAGGCTGTCCTGTTGTTCGCCGCCGTTTACAAGCATGCGACTCATTGCGGTAAACAAGGCGGCAGGCCCGTCTATTTTCGCTTCTGGCGTGGATTTGTTCGGAAAGATATTGTCGTTTTTGTCAGGCTTGACGGTGACGTTAGACATCATCCAGTTCATAACCGGATGATTGCTGTGATGAAAACGCCCGCCATAAACCAGAGACTCCACCTCTTTCATTGACTCAGAAAAATTTCTGACCGTCTGCGGAACCTCCACCAGCGGTACACCCTCTTCTGCCAGAGCCAGGCTAAACTGCGTTGCGCTCCAGGGGTCGAACCCAGTTTCCTTCAGGTTTTCGCCGCTAATCCATTCCAGAAAATCTGCTTTAATCTGCGCATGATCGATAACATCACCATCGGTCAGTTCCAGCTTCCCAAGCTCAGCCCATTTGCGATACATCTGCGCCATTTGAGCGGAACATTTTTCCAGTCGTCCTTCGGGTAACCAGAATTTAAAGTCTGCATGCGCGTGACCGTTGTCTGCCCTCCAGAGTTTTACTGCTGCGCAAATATCAATCTTGTGGGCCAGATCCACGCCTGCCCACATCGGGTAAGTTTTCAGCTCATGACGTGGAGCGATAAACTCGCAGTTTTCCCACTTAATCATGTCCATCCAGGCTGACTCTGCGGTCACCCAGATATTCATGTGTTTGGTGAAAAAGTTAACCCTGGCGGAAACCTGTTCTTTGGCCTTCTTTGCCAGGCGGCGAAGATCATCCCAGCGCTTACAGATACCCAGCCCGGGGTTAGCCTTTTGCCAGACCGTTTCATCAAACGGATCATCATCCTTATCCAGGGTGAAGATGATAGCGAAAAAGGTATCGTCTTTTACCGCACCTTCCACTTCGCTGTTATAACCACGCAGCACCTTAATGGCATAATCTCGCAGCTCGTAACAAATACCTTCTTTGTTAAAACCCGCTGTCGTTATGCCAAACAGCAGAGACTGCAATCGCGCGCCGGTTGCAGTTTCAAGTACGTCCCAGACATCACGGGTTTTATGCGCATGAAGTTCGTCTACGATGCCGCAATGGATATTGAGACCATCAAGATTGTTGGCATCAGAAGAAAGCGGTTCAAACTTGGATGCTGTTTGCTCCTGGTAAATCGCCAGTTTATTGAATTCAAACAGTCGCCCCAGTGTGGGTTTCGCTTTTTTAACCATGTTTTTCGCATCTTCAAAAACGATGCGAGCCTGATCCCGCGTTGTCGCTGCGGAATAAACCTCTGCCCCGCCCTCACCATCGGCACCTGCCATATAAAGACCAACGCCAGAGGATAATGTCGACTTGGCGTTTTTACGGGCTACCTCGTTATATGCCGTGCGAAACCGGCGGACCATCACCGGACGACCGCTGCCATCATTACGCAGCACAACTTCGCCTGTTTCTTCATTTACCAGGGGAATAACAAAACCGAATATGTTGATCAGAATGAAAATATGCCAGTCCATCAGCTCAATCGGCTGGCCTGCCAGTGCTCCTTTAACATGAGGCACGAATTTATAGAAATTGAGGATGTGCTGTGCGCGGGGCTCGCTGAAATAGATACCACGTTCCTCACCGTGTTTCAGATCATCAAGAAAACGCTGGCAGGCGAGGCGGGCAAATTCACAAGTGATAACTTCACCGGCAACGACGCGTTCGGCGTAACGTATCCCATCGGCAACTTTAGCCATTAGTCCCTCGCTTTCATAAATTGAGCAATAAGATCAACTTCGTCCGGAGTTTTTGTACTTACCTTAGATCGACTGGCAGGCGTCATTCCGAACTCACCAAGCATGGCTCGCAGCCTCTTCCAGGCGTCGGCTTTCATAATTGCTGCCGGGTGTGCCTTTATCATGACGTCACCAGTCTGCGTTTCAGTTCGGTACGTATATCCCTCAATCTCCAGCGTGTCGCAGTGATGTCTGTATTCGGTATACGCTTCCACAAGCAGCTCAAGGGCTCTCCCATCAAGCTGAGATATGACGCCAATGGCATCAAGTTCTTCGGCCATCCGCTTAAACCAGTACTTCCCCTGCTTGTCGAAATGCTTGGGAACTGGGGGGACCCCTTTAGGTGGCTGCGGCTCGTTTTTGTTGATTGGTCGTTTGGATGGGTTACCCCTCACCAAACGCAGATGGGTAGGGGTTTTCGGCGGTCCTGACATAATCGAAAACTCCTATTAATCATCGGCTGGGGGACCCCAAAAAAAGTTTTCTAACCTGCGGCGATGTGAAGAAAGGCTAGGCGGCGGTCCTTTGGGCTCCCGGCTACAGGGATTTGACCTCCCCCTCCCCTTCACGCCTGTTGATGATAATTACTATCATTTAAAGCGCTCGCGACCTGTTTTCGAGCGGTGGCAGGGCCAGCACAGGCTTTCAAGGTTCGAATCATCATCGGTACCCCCATGTGCCTTAGCCTTGATATGGTCAACGGTGGTGGCCGCAACAGCGCGACCAGTACGCAGGCAGTTCTGACACAGATGGTTGTCACGCTTCAGGATGCGGGCGCGTTTGATGTCCCACTTGCTACCGTAACCACGTTCATGCCGACTCTTACCCTGCTGATGCTGTTGCCAGCCTTCATTGCGGTGCTGCTCACAGTAACCAGAGCGATCCGTAGTCGTGCCAGGACAACCTCTCTTGCGACAGGCGCGAGGAATTAGTGCTGGCATGGTTCACCATTACGCAAATCAATAGTGATTTGGTTTTCAGCATGGTTTTTATCAAGATTAAATACCGCTGTTACGGTGGGGAGTTCTCTACACTGAGTATCTATAACCGTCGATACCTGGTTATCAAGAAGCTGTCCATTCACAGCAATTCCATAACCCATGAAGTGCTCTCCGCGATACAACTTAGCGATCTGAAACTTCATAACGATTTCCTTTTAGCCGTGAGGCTGTCGCAAAGCCACCAACAGTTAACAGATTGCCATGCTAACTACTGAAAAAATCACTTTGAGAGTCATCTGAAATGCTCTCTTAACACGCACCAAAAGCGCACTCCAAGATAAATACTCGAAATGTGATAAAATCACTGCGCTGAAAGTAAACCTACACACGGAGCAATCATGTCTAAATACGATGACAATAGCGACCATCAATTAAATGACCTTCATGCTGAGGTCGGGGCTTTAAAATTGATCATAAAAGAACTTGTTCATATGATTGATGAAGACAAGCTCAAGGGATTAAAGAAGCAAGTAAGCCTCAATAAAGTACACGAATTACTTTATCCCAATGAAATGGACAAAGGCGTAATCAACAGCAAAGCTAATCGAATTGCCAGAAGCTTAATTGATAAAGTAATTACCGAGAAAAACAATCCTTAATCCTTCGGGCTCAGAAATGAGCCCGTTTTTTATATCTATTAAGAATCATTATTTCTTTCGATATCCATGTTCAGTGACTGTGTAACAGTTAATTTGTACTGCCTTGTTATGTGCCAGAATATCTTTCTTCGTCTGGCGGTCCATAACCTCAATGTCGTGCTCAGTGAGGTAGATTATGCTTACCCAGTCACAGGCCGTGTCCGTTACTTCAGGTTTTGCGGGTAAATTTTTCGCGCAACTCACGGTCAACATCGTCATCAGGAAGATGATTAACAGTCTGCTGTACATCCCTGGCTCCTTTTGTTGTTTCTACCCGGCGTTCGGCTACCGCTTCAGTAGCTGCTGCACGTTCTTCAGTGCGTTTCTGGTCCGCTTTTGTTTCGGCGATGTTAGTACCGCGTGATTTACCCAGACCAAAAGCACCTGCAATTGCAGCCAGCACAGCAACAGCCATGCCGATAATCATTTCAAGTCCCATTGCGACCTCATACCAGTGCGGTTTTTGCTTTGGCGTAGCGTGCACGGCGGTCGTTAATGCCGTTCTGCCCACCATTGATGATCTGTGTGATACGAACCAGATCGCCGGAATAGCTCAGACATCCGGTGGTGGCGTAGAACCATGCAGCTGACCGTGCAGCGTTGATATCCTTTTCCAGCAACTCAGGATTACTGAGTAAATCCAGTTTTAATCCCGTTCCGCAGCGGCGGTAATTATCAAGACCGGTAATCTGAATCAGACCACGGCCACGATATTTCCACCCATCGCCTGATGCTTTGTTACCGAGGCGATCGCTGTACACCAGATTTGCAATGGCTGGCTGATTGGCTACCTGCCCTTTTTCTTTGTCACGCCCAAGCATATATGCCTGATAGTTCGTAATGCGGCGTCCAAAGGTGGTCAGCAGAGCGGCTGGGGTATAGTTGAAGCTCTCCACCAGCGCAGAGAATCCCGCTGATTCATGTCCTGCCTGAGCGATAAACATTGCCTGGTCTTCAGGCTTAACAATGCCGAATTCTTTCATTGCAGCATCAATATGCGGAAACCAGCGCGTAGCTAACCCGGCGCTTACACCAGCCGCCTGTTGAAATTGTGATTGGTTCATTAATGCCTCAGCGTATCAACGAGACGCGCCACGTTCCCACGAGCCCATAACACGGCAGCGCAAATAAGAAGGTTTACGATGACCACCATCCAGTGTGACTCCTGGTAGAGGCCAAACAGATATCGGAATGGAACGCTGGCATAAACCAGCACGACGAAGTAAGCCAGCAATGATATAGCGGGGCGATGTCTTGCCCCTTCACGCTGGTAGAACATCAGGACAAGGACGATGACTGCACAAATACCTGCATTCACCATCGCTGACGGATCACTTGTTACCATTGCTGGCCCCTCCTCCACGGAATCGCGAAAGAATACTGAACAGGCTTCCCAAATCCTGACTGTTGAAAAATGTGAGCACTTTGATTGTCATCGCCGCCACTACAACAGCACCAAGTGCGTCTAATGGTCTGTCACTATACCCGGTAGCCTGTGACAACTTTGAACCAACCAGGCCAGCAGCAAGGACGCCAACAATGAATGACGTCATGAAGTAAGCAATCAATCGTACTCGTGTGATATTTGCCGCTGTCGCTACATAAAATACTGCACCAGCGAATGCGCCAAATACCACGCCATAATCAATACCGGTTGCAAGACCAAATACGCTGGCTCCCATCAGGCCACCAGCCGCGACCGTAGTGCCAGAAACAGGATCGGACATTAAGCCCCCTCTTATTGCTGTGAGTCCTCTCAGAAACGAGGGGAATAAAAAAGGCTGCTAGTTGGCAGCCTCGAAATGAGTAAAGTTGTTTACATTATGGTAATGAGAGGGGCATAAATAATCTAAGCCTCATCAAAATCATATGTAACCAACAAGTTACTTCCATTTAAATGAGTCAATAACGCTCTGAATGATATCACGAACAATATTTAATGTTTCTCGTGTCACATCAACCTTTCCTAAATGACCATCGTACATTGTACAGCTAAAACTTGAACCAGATAAATGACTCAACACAAGAACACCGCCACCCGTTTTAATACCATCGGAATCTATTGACTGCAATTCAATAATTTTTTTCCTATGCTTGCCTAGCACTCTATCTTCAATATGGTGAGATGAATCTCTGACATGAAGTAAATCAGGAAACTTTTCGCCCATCATACTCTTAATTTTAGATACTTCCGTTGAGTCACCAATCTGATCACTTAGTGTATTGATTAGCTTTGCAATAGTATCTAAGGAGTATAAAAATGATTTTGCATATATAAAAGACAGTCTTTTTTGCAAAAAACTTGGTAGCTTGCCTTCAGTCAATTTTTCTTGATTAAGAATTGATTCAACTTTTCTACTTAACTTATCATAATTTCCAAAAACACTTAAATCAAACTCATGTTTTATCGAGGCTTGGATTTGTATTCTTTTCTCTCGATCTTCTAACCATTCCTTTTCTAATTTAGTCGTATCAAGAATTTTTTCTTTTTCTCTATCAAAAAGGATCAGAGACACTAATGCTTCATTAAAACATGACTCTAATTGTTCTATGATGCGTCCAACATTGCAAGCCAACTGGCTATCTTCATTGTCGATCCAGTTACCATCTTTAAATAACTCTAAAATTTCCATCACTCCACCTGATTGTCATCGCGTAACTGACGCTTCACCTAATGATAACAACAGTGGATATAAAAAAACCCGCGCGTCGGCGGGTTATTGATATTTTGTTGCTCAGTTCGCTTTAACGCCACGAGCTTATCACAATTTAAGCACTTTCCGCGCAAGCATTCAAGTAAAATCTGTCGCTATTTGTGCCAAATGCGTCACACATTGGTGCGTAAAGCATCGATTCTGCAAAATTTAGCCAAACATCGATCCGACTCTCACAAGTACGCAAGCACCATTCAGGATGTTTCTCGTTCAGGTCTCTGGCCATAGCCTTTTTGCTGAGGCGTTTGATATACCGATCCTCTATCAAGTCATATAAACGCTTATTGCCTGAACGAATTAAAATCTCACTGAGGACTGAGTTGACCACCATTGCTTCCTCATCAGTGCAAAACGCCAGGCCGCTTTTATTCTTCCCTTCAAGAATCTCTCTGAAGAATGCTTCCAGTTCTGGCTTGCTGATACCCGCTTTCTTCATCCGGCGTAGTGCTTCGTTGATTGCCTTTTTAGTGATTTTTCCGGATGCCAGTAGCTGGTTGAACATGTTACCACCGCTACCACCGCCGATATAAGACCAGCGGCCCCACATGCGCAACTTACCCTGTATCCAGATGCTTTCCAGTGTACGAAGACGAACCATTTCACCAGATTTACCAACTTCAGAAGGATTAATCATTTAGCGTTCTCCACTTACGCCAGTACGCCGATTGCCAGCGCACGATCAATAACCCGAAACATCAGGACCAGCTGGTCACCGTATTTCGCTTCAAATGCCACAGGATCAGCATGCAACTCGTCGTGATGCTCTCTGCACAGAGGAATCACAAACAGGTCGTGTGCCTTAGTACCCATTCCACCCTGCCCGTGGCCAATCAGGTGGTGGGGGTCGTCAGCTTGCTTGTTACAGCAGACGCACGGCTGGGCCTTAACCCATCTCGTGTATTTCTCATTCACCCAGCGGCGACGCTTGGGTTTAAGCATGAAGGATTCCGGCGTCTCCGGGTCTACCTTCATTGCCACTATCTTTTTCGCTTTCTCCTGTACCAGTTGTTGAGCAGGTAATGTCGGAACAATATCGCTTTCACGTGTTACCGACTGGTTAGTCTCTTCCTTCAGACGAAGGGCTTTATGTGCTACGGCTTCAGGTATCTCGTCAGCCAGGTCGTTCCTGACCATCCACCAGCAAAACTCCGGCAGCGTCAGAATGTGGTCCTCACTGAAACCTAATTGGCCGTTTACAACCTTCAGTAGCCAGGATACCAGGTTTTCACGGGCTATACCCGCCAGACCTTCAGTGAACTGATCACGAATTTTTAAGTCGCAGCCCCAGCATGTGCGGATTGAGCCAGGCGAATGCCGGGTGATGGTGTAGTTGCGATCGTGCCACTCGCTGTGTGGGTACTGACATTCCAGTTTTCTTTCGAGCCAGGAATCCAGTGAATTGAGTCCACCAGCACGATGTATGACCTTCTGATTTTCGAATACATCACGCATTAACGGATCGTTCTGAAGCTCCTGAGTAGTCTCCGGCAGCATGCCAGAAGGTAACTCAGCCATTGACTCTGCCTGTGGCTCGATAAGAACACGCCCACGTCTGAACAGATGCATCAGTTCACTGCCTGGGCGAAATATCACTACCCCCGTCATCGGTGCAACTTCAGGTGTAAGTAGAGCTCTCACTGTTACCTCAGGCTACGATGTCGATAATTTTTAGTAGTTCGCCAAACTTTGATTCGAAGAAATGTGGCTGTGTTTCTCTTGGGTTAGCTGGACTGGTGATGTTCTTCCCGTACATGCAACCTTTCGCAGTTAGCGACCAGAACTTTTTAACGCCGTTGACACCGGTGCGACTGTAGCGCTCTTTTTGCTCAACAATGCCAAGCCTGGACATCATGTGATAAACCTGATTCGCTGTGATGCGGATATTTTTTGCTTTGAGGAGAGCACTTAGTGATTGTGTCGGACGACTGGAACCGTCCAGGGCTCCTACAGGAGCATCAATAGCATAATGCGGCATTAGATCAGGTAAACCTGCTACCTGCTGGAGCTTTTGATAAGCGCCAAGTTTGGATGAGTTCGAAAGATTGAGCAGTTTTGCAGCAGATTCAAGCAAGATTACTCCAGCCTGAACACGATCGGATGCACCTGCAGATTTTCCTGATGTTTGAATGGCATCAAACGTCCTGATCACTTTCAGATTGAATGCTGCGCTAATCCACATTGCGTATGAGTAAACTAATTCACGGCAAACATATGTACCCTGCAATTTTCCGCCTCTAATAACACTTACTGGCTCAGGTACATCCGAGTTGCAAATTTGCAACTCGGTTATTAATTGCTCCGTTTGTTCATTTCGAAGCCAGAAAGCTGGCTTATGTTTATCAAGTCCACCCGCTGCTCGGTGAAGATCATTGAGGCTATAACGACCAACAACGTCACGACTTACGGATACACCATCAATTACCATCAACTGATTCATAACCTTCTCCACTTATTGAAATGCGAAGCGGACTGCACCCCACTACGCCGGTTTTCGTATTTTACAGACTTCGAAATGTGCTTGCATTGTCACCTGTATGTTTGAACAGTTATTTATAGTGATTAATATTGATTTCTACTCTTCCGGGCTTTGCTACCGGTCCCCACTCGATAGCCATCCGTTTAACCTGACTGTCGTCCTCCCAGACTCTGGCATTCGTCAGTGCGTCGAACAGCGCTTTGTTGTAGTTGTCCAGATCCCGCCGTCTGTTATCTGGCGGGAAAAGAACTATGTTTACCTCAACGTTGACGTTAACTGGTTTCGGTATGCCGCCGTACTGCTCAATAACAGAGGCATAAACGTTCTTCTTGAACTTCCTCCCCATCTCACTGATCAGATGCTTACCCTTTAACGCTCCACGGTCAGGTGACCGGTAATAGGTGTTAACTGTTGGCGGGAATGGCAACGTTAATTTCATTGCTGAACCCCCCTCGCTTCCAGCCATGACAAGGCGCGTTCTCTTGAATCACTATCACCGTTAATGAGTGACTTGATGATCGATATCGCGTCTGCCTCATCATTTCCTGAAATAACGGTGATCCCCCTGGAAACTCCAGGCGCTACTGAGATATATCCCTTCTTCGCTATGGCCTTCACATGCTCTGCTGCTGCGTTCGGTGATGAGCAACCAATCAGCCCAGCCAGTTCACATATCGTTGGAGGGAATCCAAACCGGCGCTGATAGTTCACGATCGAACCAAGTACTTCACTTTGTCTCACGGTAAGTTTGTTCACTTCAGCGCTCCTTAATCCGCTTGTTCAGAATCCCAACTTCGAGATACAAATGAGATGGTGTAAAGCCAAGCTGCTTAACCATCCCCATGGCACCGTTAAAAATTGGCCTGGCTATTTCGTCACAATTCATGCCAGGGTTAGCCTTGCGTTTAGCAGTTATTTCCTCGTTGCATCTTCTGGCGATGTTACGAAGCGCGTTACGTGCTTCAACGTCCTGCATAAGCCACCTCCAACAACGGAGCAGGTTTACCAACGTAACCAGGAAACATAATTACATCAGGGTTTTCTGCCTGATTTCCCCAGTGATGCCAGCCGGGAACAGCGCAGCGGCTGAACAACTCAATACGTGACACATCGCCGTATAATTGCTCAAGACGGTAACGCGCTTCTGCTGGCTTCTGGCTGTGTTCGCCGAGTGGGCTGTAGATAACCTGTTTTACGCTCGCATCCTGACGCTCAAGACCTTTCCCTCTGGTGGCAATTAGCAAATCCTCGGTATTAGCGCGGGTATGGTTACCACCGTTCATTCGGGTCTGAGTGTTCAACAGGTCGAGGAAGTCGTAAAAGTCCTCTACTCCACCAGCCTGAAGCGCTTTATTGATATGCTGTTCTGCCAGTGAGTTAAACTTCACCCAGGTGAATCCCTTCATGGTCCTAACTTTAAAACCCCATGCCTCAGCAAGTTCGATCGCTTCACGGGTATGTGTACCGGTGAACCACATGGCCAGAACTGAATCTTCGGCGGCCAATTCCCAGACGGGCAGGCGTTTTATGTCGATGAGTTTCATCGTGCCGTAATGGTTTTCCGCTGCGCCATTGCTGATAGTGTTCCCGTATTCCCACGGCGGATCGGCGTAAATCAGTGAATAGCCCATTAACGACCCCCCGAAAATCGACCAGCCAGATAGCATCCGTCTTCGGAAATAACCGCTGGTTTAGCCAGGCCAAGGCAGCGCTGACGTTCTGCCAGTATTGCCGCTCTCTCTGATTCAATGGCTGATGCGCTGAACGCCTCCATGTAAATCGTCGCGGCACGGTGAAAAAGACCTTTCGACTCCAGGCCTTTCGCCGTTTCCATCAGGGCGCTGACTTCAGGAGTTGGTTCAAACACCTCGAAGTGGCAATCTGCTGGCGGTTCCGCGTAGTAACGGAATTGACGGCCATCACGTTTACGTGTTGCCAGTTCTGAACCATAAAGTCGGCAAACAGTGAGTTGAAGTTGGTCCTGGCTGTATTGGGTCAGACCTTCGATGATGTCCCTGGTCGTGGAGCCGGGGTTCATGGCAATAAACATCTGTACCGTTTTCAGAATGCTCATCGTCACCCCCTGAACCCTGGTGGAATAGCGCTGTAATCAGTGTTCTTGAAGCTGGGTTTGAAGATGCCATCTTCACGGGCCCATTCCCCATTCACTCGTTCTGGTCGGCCAGCTTTGTCCCAGTTATTTGCAGACTTAAGATATCCAGGGAACTTGGACGGCTGGAAAAGCGTCTGTGGTCGCAGGTAATCAGACATCTTCAGGTCATCGCCCCACTTCGCGTTGCAGTAATCCACCACCAGCGACAACTCTTCAACGGTGAACCCTTCACCGATTCGTGCTCGGATGTTTTGCATTGACGTGGTTGAAACCTGGTAGCGTGAGTTCGTGACCTGGTTCAGGTGAGATAACACCGATTTGGCCTGGTCAGTGATCAACACTTCACGGTCTGGTTGCGCCGCAACCGGACAAGAAGGTTTATTAGTCTGTATGTCTAAGTCTGGTTTAACGTCTGTATAGAGATAGGATTCCGCACTTTCGCGATTTCCATGATTCCCGTTATTCGCGGTTTTGTTTTCGCGGCTTCGCGGAATGGTTCCCGCACTTTCACGCTTTCCATTCCGTACTTTCACGGTCTCAGATTTCTCAGGAAAAATTAGAGAAATAAGCAGGTCACCATCCATTCGATAATGCTTAGTTGGGGTGCCATTTACTTTCTTAGAGCACGTTTCAAATACGCCAGGAAGGTATTTAGTAATAATCTTTTTGACCAGTCGCTCTGTTTGATCCTCAGTTAGCTCACCCGCTTCTTGGCCAAGTTCCTTATGGGTTTTATAGAACCATCCATCTTCTGAACCAAACGCTGACCAGAAAACAAGGTTGTTAAGAACGGCTGCGAGCGCATGGGCCTGCTGGTCATCCTTGAAAAACAGCAAGTATGGCCTTGGAAGAACAATAACGTTCTTCTGACCAGACATAGACTGGACGATGTCAAATATTCTGCTCATGGTCGTCCTTTAACTCTGTAAATTTGCGCTGGAATTGCTCAAGAGGGCTGAAGCACTCATGCTCGTACCCTTCTCGAAGGTATATAACGCGCTGTGTATCTGGCTCCCAGCGGACAACTCTGACGGGAACTCCGTAGTGATCTCTGAACCGCCGGTTAACTTCAGCCATTCCTCGCGCCCCTTCTCGTTCATCTGAACAAATGCTTCTACCATCAAGTCTGCTGGCTGGTAGTTGCCTCCATCAGCCGCGTTATTTATGATTTCCACATAGCCGAACTGGGCATCTTTACCCACCAGCGGCAAACATCTGAATTGCTTAGCTGGTCTGAATCGGTTTACACTGTTCATGCGTTAGTTTCTCCACTGATACGACACGCCAAGGCGCCCGGAGCTGCACACTCGCGGGCGTCACCTTTTCTGCCTGTTGAAACGAATACGTCAATCGCCTGATCTGAAACACCAACCCCATAAAGCGCCATAAATCCCAGGAACCCGTGAATCTGGTGGCGGAGCTTCTTACTGAATAATTCTGAAAGCGTTTTGCGCTCTGATGAATCAATTACCCCATCAGCCGCTGCTGCCATCTTGGCATTAGCCAGCTCACCAGATGCTGCTGCCGCTTTCATCTCAATGCTGTACAGCTCAACGTTATCCAGGCTCTCAGCAGTTGGAACATCCACCAGCCATTTCCCTTTGCGGTTCGCCTGGTACTCGGCCAAGTAACAAGAACCAGACAGGTCCTCCATCCGTTCCAGTTCTGCCAAGGTAAAGAACCGACTGCCGCACTTCTGGTACAGATGGTTGTGGAACTGGTCGATAGTCATCCCTAAATCGGAAGCCATACCTAAGCGACCATGCTTGTGTGCCTTACACATTAGGCGGATTGCTGTATTTATGCTGTCTACCATGTTGATTTCCCTCTGGTAGTTAATAATCAACTTAAAGTTGACTATTGTTGTTAGCGGAAGGTATGCCGTCATTTTTGTTCGGATAAATATCAGGTCGTAATTGATGGGGAGTTACTACCCATCCGCCCCATTGGCAGAGTTGAATAACTCTTTCAGAAGGTACTCGGTTCTTTGCAATCCAGTTCGCAACAGATTGAACTGATTGGAATTCAAACCGCCTTGATACCTCTGAAATCGACCCGATCGCCTTCACAGCTTTAGCTGTTACATTCTTGTGTTGAGATGACATGTGTTCTCCTATGACTAAGCCTGCATCAATACTACTTATAGTAGCAATTATTAGCAACTTAAAATAGAAATGACAACTATGCCTTGTGCGCTTAATCTTCTACTTATGGTGGAAAATGCTAAATACAAAGACTTTGCCGAAAGGCTAAACAGGTCTCTCCAAGAGCAATCTATTGGAGTTAAAGAATTGTCAGAGTTCAGTGGTGTCTCGTATGAGATGGCGCGGCGCTACACTCTTGGTACTGCAAAGCCGAGAGATGAGAAGATGATTCGAATTGCAGAAAGACTTGCCGTCTCACCGGCTTATCTTGATTATGGTGTGCCTGTTAATGGTGGCGACGCGCCAGCCAAAGGCACGGTCAGAATAGAGCAATTGGATGTTCATGCTTCAGCCGGTTCCGGATATATAAACCAACCATTCCCTACAATAGTGAGCTCAATAGAGATTCCAGAAGAGAGGATCTTCGAGTTGTTTGGTCGTAGAAGCCTTGATGGCATCGTCATGATAAATGTTGATGGCGATAGCATGATGCCCACGCTTTGCCCAAAGGACCTGCTTTTCATAGACAGCAAGGTTGAACAATTCAGCGGCGACGGCGTTTATGTGTTCAATTTTGAAGACAGTACGTTCGTTAAACGTTTGCAGAAGGTAAAAGGGCGCCGACTGGCAGTTCTTTCAGACAATGAACATTACCCGCCCTTCTTCATAGAGGAGCATGAAATGAATGAACTATACATATTCGGCAAGCTAATCAGATGCTTACCTCTAAAAATGATAGAGTTTGGCTAATAATTAATTCATCAAGAAACCGGCGAAAGCCGGTTTTTTTACGCCTCCAATTCCTCACCTCATAACACTACACTACTAAAAATTACATTTTTCTACTTTTTGTTGTTGCAATTATCTACTTAAAGTAGCTATAGTCATTGCATCGAAAGCGAACAGGCAGGACGCCCACGAAGTAGCCGCCGGTGGCGTATGAATAACCGGATGATTCGCAGTTAACAAAAAAGCGCCCTACTGGACGCCTCGCTCTTTAACAATCTGGACATTCTGATCATAGGTAGCTGAGTTAACCAATATTCAGGCGGTACATGGCTCCCCAGTAACTCTTTGAACAAACTGACAAAGAACAATTTTTCCTTCTTCAATTGAATCAAAAAGTTCTGAATGATAAACGCCATCAGTTCGCTTACGAAAAAGATATTCAAATTCTGGTTTGACGCTTCTAGATGTCAGGCGTTTCAAAGTATCCATATCGCAGCGGAATTTGAATTGCTTGCCAGACCTTTGAAGCATGTGCACACCCGTGGATGTATTACCTTTATTTCGAATAAGTGAAACCATGGTCGATGTGCCTTTGCAATTGAATTGACTGATGATTGACCATCTGATCAATCTACCTCGGATGTCCAGATTAACCGAATCCTCGTTGTTGGGGAATAGCAGGATCCACCTCTCCTGATGTGGTTAAAAGCTGGAACACAACATGAAAGCGCACTCCTTCACTTACCAGTTATGGGTGACAGGTGTGAAACAGGTGGAGTGCGCTTCCAGTTGTGGCATTAGCTCAGCAGGATAGAGCAACGGCCTTCTAAGCCGTTGGTCGCAGGTTCGAACCCTGCATGCTGCACCAGAATCATGTAGCCATCGTGGTTCAAGGAAGCAAGAAAGCTGTGTGGAGTCTTGGCGGTACCAGTACCAACCTTTGAAGTCCCTGGTACCGCCCTTTTTACTCAACTGAAAGCGCGTTCTGTCCCTTGTCATTAAGTGCCAGTTCGTTAAATCCAAAACCAGCGGAACGCGCTTTCAATTGAGTGGAGAAACTAACCGGCGATTGCAGTCGCCCGTTTCACTAAGTGCCTCTTCATGGGGCATTTACTGAAACGAAACCAAAACTTTTATTCGCCTTTTGGCGAGGGATTCGTGCAACCAAAATTCAGCGGATTTTTCCACTGGAGGACTAATGAACCACCTCGAATTTATTGAGAAGAACGTCAGGGAAATCCTTATTAAACAAGGTTTTTCCTCTTCAGTGGCTCAGGGGGGGCGTGGCAAGCACTTGATTTATATAAGCGCATGTCACAAGCAAGTAAAAAAGGCGCGATTTTTGACGATGTGATGAGGCACGCAAAAGCCTGGGCAGATAAGCAGGTTTCAAAGTCCGAAGTCACAAAAAGAAAACGTGTCCAACCTAAAGACCAAGGTGGCCTCTTTTAAGTATCAAGGCCAAAGAATTCAGCGTCGTGCAGGGCGCATATAACACGGAGAAACTAACCATGACGACCACACAGAACGTCACTGAGTTACAACCACGCATGACAAGAGAGCAACTGATCGATGCAGCCCGTAAAGCGGCCCCTCTCCTTCCAGTTGCTTACCGCGGGATCATGACAGAACTGGCTAACCGCCTTGATATCGTCAGCGTGGCGCTATGCGAGTCAATGGAACAGCGTAAAGCACTGGCCATAGAGAACACCGTTTTACGCGACGATGCTAATTGTTGGGCCAAAGAGTGTGACCGCATCGTTGAACGTCATACCAAATCGCCGACCAATATGCACATGCTGGAGGCGCAGAGAGAATTACGCGAGTTAACTCCAGTAACCGATCAGGTTATTCGTGATATCCAGGCCACTGGCGTGGAAAAGTACGCAAACGTCACTATTGCCATAGGCAAAGAAGAGCAAGAAGAAAGCATTGTTTACGCTGGTAATCAGGCTCTGTTGTTCGCTAACCAACTTCGTGAAGGTACTGCGTAATGGCCGCTAACTCATTCAAGCAGATGTCCCGTGACGGAACTATCAAGCGCACCGATACCGGGATGTTTATCAGCCTTGAACATATCCACGTGCGTGAAGGTTTCAACAAACGTGAAGACGACGAACGCACCCGCCAGGCAGATGACGACCTGTTTAACTATCTGATGAACGGCGGCACCGTTCCTCCGCTGGAGGTTATCGCACGTGATGAAGGTGGTGTGTGGGTTGTTGAAGGCCACCGCCGTCGCCGTTGCTATGCGCGTTGTGCTGAAGCTGGTAAGCCAGTAGACCGCATTCATATCATGCCGTTTAACGGTAACGATGTGCAGCGTCTGGCTCGCATCATGACCAGTAATAACCAACTTCCCCTTTCCGATATTGAACAGGCCGCCGTTATTCAGGAGCTTCATAACGCTTTCAACCAGACCACCAGCGAGATTGCAAAGCTGGTCAATAAGTCTGTGGCGACTGTTGAGAAGTTGCTCACTCTGAGTACCGCTAATTATGACGTTCAGCAGGAAGTTAAATCTGGTGCCGTATCTGTTGATGTTGCTGTTGACCGCGTTCGTGAGTTTGGCGAACAGGCTGGTGAAGTTCTCCAACACGATAAAGCCGTAGCCGCCGCCCAGGGGAAAGCAAAGGTTACGCGCAGTTCTATCGCTCCGGAACTCAACATTAAAAGTGCTCGCCGTTTCGTGGAGTTAATGGCCATGGCGACGATCAGCGATGAAGGCGTATTCACTTTGCAAGGCACGGCACTGGCTGAAGCTCTGGCGATAATCGACGAACACAAAGCCATTGCTGAAGCTCGCGAAACCTATCGCCTTTCACAGCCCATCCCTACGACAGAGATTATCGGGAAAGTGCTGTATGTGAAGCTGGACGGTAAGGAAATCGGCTCGGCAATAATTTATCGCGGTAAGAACGTCACGCTCGACCTAGGTGACAGAAAAATTATCGCCAGCCAGTCAAAAGCAGTGGCCCACTTCGTTAAACAACACAAACTTCAGCAGGTACATACCAATGCAAACTATCAATAACCGTATGACAGAAAATCAAATTGCTGATCTCTTCAGCCTGGCGGTTCAGTTGCAGGTTAAAGCTGAAGAATCAGATGATCGTGATACTGCCATTTTGGCCTACTCAATTCAGAACGCATGCTCAAATTTAACGGAATCCCAGCGCGAGTTCCGTGCAGCAGACACGACTATTCACAATCTTGAACTGAAGATCACAGACATGGCAGTACAGCTCGCTAACGCCGAGAGCAAGTGCAGGGAGCTGGCGGCGGAGAATGCGGAGCTGAAGTATTTAATCGAGCAGCACGCTAATAGTGTGGCTGTATGCCCTAACTGCTCACATGAAGAGCCTAGCGAAACTGACGACATCGTTGCGTTATATCGCTCACTGAAAACCCCAGCCACCGACGCTTTCCTTGCTGAAGTGCGGGCCAGCGCGGTAGAAGAGTTTGTGAGAATGGCTGATTACTCAGAATCCGTCGTAGATGGGGAAGTAATTGTCACTTCCAGCTCAGTATTCACTGCCGGTCACGAGTTCGCCGCCCAACTTCGCAAAGGCGGTGCAGCATGAGCGATTATTTAAAGCCTGGTGAGATTCGCTGCTGGTCGTGCAAGCAGTGGATGTCGAATAACGAGTTTCAGAATGCTGATGGATATTGCGTTCATTGCGACGCGCCAATTGATGTTCTGGATGAGCCGTATATTGATATTCAAGAGGCAGCCCAATGACAGCACTCAACAAACAGGCTCGTCAGGTGCAACGCTATACAAACTATGGCGTAGACATGATGGAGTGGGCTGACGGCGGGTATGTCAGACATTCTGGTTATCTGGCGCTGCTGGATGAGCTGGAAGCCGCAGAGAAGCGCATAGAAGAACTGGAGGCGCGGACGGTGAACTTACCAGCAGCATGTGCTGATGATGAGTATTTCATTGATGGCGTTTTCCAGGCATTGCGTTACGAACGCGATGTTGAAAGAGCAATTCTCGCCGCTGGCATTGGCGTGAAGGGGGAGTGATGGCTGTTGCAGAACGAATCGCTATCGGCCCATCCGGTGACACCTACGAAATTCATCTGGGGGCGAACTGTTATCACTATCGAACTGACGGCAGGGCGAGCCTGATGAAAGAAGGGATGAACCACGCTTACCCCTGCCGTGTAACGAGCGAAACGATTAAATATGCGCTGGCTGCAATCGTAGAGTTACAGCAGAAATTAACCGAAGCAGGTATTAAGGACTAACTCATGACAACTAACAACCACCCGGCGCACGGTCCTGTATCACTCGATCGCCTGCACCAGATAAGCGAAATACTCAGCAAAGCAGCAGAACAAAGCGATGAGGGCAATCTCGGCTACGCAATGGCTGATGCTGTGAAGGTGATTGATGTGGCTATTGCCCGCGAACTGGTACGCCGTGAACATGCCGAGTGGTCACAGGCTACTTTCGGCGATGTCGGTCCAGTTGGTCCGCTGAAGCACCTTTCCAAAGAAGCGCTCGAGGCTGCTGCTGAACCCGGCGACCTTAGCGAATGGGCTGACATGCAATTCCTGTTATGGGATGCGCAACGTCGTGCCGGTATCAGTGATGAGCAGATTACCAAGGCGATGGTAGAAAAGTTGGCGGTTAACAAACAGCGCGAATGGCCTGAGCCGAAAGACGGTGAGCCAAGGCTACATATCAAGGAATCCGACAACTCGTTTGTGGCTCCGGAGGGGACAGCCTGCAAATACTGCGGCGGTACAGGTTATTTCCGTTGGAAAAAATCCGCAAATACCTTCCCGTGTCCATGTATGGGATGCGATTTGCCAGCAGCACCTCTGCAGGAGGTGAAGTGATGCCGCCAGTTAAAGTGGTTGTTATTACCGTGGTGATGCTAGCGATCTGCCAGTTAGTTTCTATGACGGGATATGGCATATGGTGAGCAAGCTAAAACAGCGTCGCATACGCCGACTGAAAGCCGATGTAGCATGGTGGAAATCTGAAGCTGAATACTGTAAGGCGCGAGTGTTCGAACAGGCAAACGAAATTGCTGAACTCAGAAGCATGGTGATTCGTGTACCAATGCCGGTAATGGTGCCAGTAGAGATATTTCATCAGCTAAATGGGAAGGATTCGAAAGAATATCCATTATGTCGCAATTGCAACGATGGAACCCGTCACGGATGTTCATCGTGTGCTTACAGAATGAAGTAACCGGGTGCAGCCGGTTTAAGTGGAGAACTATCTATGAGCGGACAAATCCAACGTTTTCTTACTCCAGATGACCTCTATCAATTAACTGGTTATCGTCGCCCTTCCTTACAGTGCAAAGCTCTCAGGGATAGTGGAGTATTTTTTATTCCACGTAAGGACGGCAGACCTGGAACAACATGGGATCATGTATCAAACCCGGTTGGCCTTAAGTTGATAGTGAGCAATCCAGAGGAAGAAGAACCAAACTTTAAGGATATGTAATGTCTAGAGATCGCAAAAACCCCGATGATAACTGGATGCCTCCCCGCGTTCGGCGGGGAAAATCTGCTTATGAGTTTCGTACAACAGATGGTCGTACCATCAGGTTGTGCAATCCTGATTTAACAAAATCGCAGGTATGGGCAGCTTACGAAAACTTCATTAACGATTTAAAGGTTGGTACGAACTTCAACGCACTTTGTGAGGAGTTTTTTAATTCCGGTGATTTCCACGAATTAGCAACAGAAACAAGAAAAGACTATAGAAAATATGGTTCAAAGATAAATGTTGTCTTCGGGAAAATGAAGCCGGATAACATTAAGCCAGAGCACATCAGAAAATATATGGATAAAAGAGGTGTTAAGAGCAGAGTTCAGGCAAACCGCGAGAAAGCATTTATGTCCAGAGTTTTTCGGTGGGCATACGAACGAGGAAAGGTGAGGATGAATCCTTGCCAGGGCGTTAAGCAATTTAAAGAGCAGGCTCGAACACGTTATATTAGCGATATGGAATATGATGCACTTTATAGCGTTGCTTCTATTCCTGTAAAAGTTGCAATGGAGTTGGCATATCTATGTTGCGCACGCCAGGGAGATATTCTTGACCTCAAAAAGAGTCAAATATTGAACGAAGGAATTTTAATCCAGCAGAGCAAAACCGCAGTTAGCCAGATCAAGGCCTGGACAAAACGTCTGGAGGATGCCGTTAATCTTGCTGACTGCATTCCTCTCAACAGCGGTATGGTCAGTATTTTTGTCATCCACCAGCCATCAGGTCTTCGATACACCCGCGATGCTTTTAATGCGCAATGGATGAAGGCCAAAAAACTTGCTGCTGATAAATATCCAGACCTGGATTTCCAGTTCACTTTCCATGATCTAAAAGCCAAAGGAATTTCGGATCTTGAAGGTACTCTGAGTGAGAAGCAGGAAATTTCAGGTCATAAAAATGCCTCACAAACTGCGAGATATAATAGAAGAATTTCAGTTGTTCCGGTCGTTGGGGGGCAGTAA